CATATCCTTTGACAAGGTTTGAATCATGTCAATGGGTGTGTCCAGTAGGTTAGCGTCAATGCGTTCTGCAATGGACTCCTCTGACATCTCCAAAGTTATGTAGAGCACATTCTTACCAGCACTCATCGCTGCTGCGGCAGCATGACACATGAACAGAGACTTACCAGCACCTGTTCCCGCGAGTATGATGTTCAGTGACTTGTTCTTCAGTCCACCTTTGGTGATGGTGTTGAGCATGTCAATGTCGAATGGTACGCGTTCCTCTACACGGTGGTAGAAGTCATATCGTGACTCTGAACTGAGCAAGTAGTCGTGACCCACATTATTGTCAAACGTCACACCCAATGCTTTGGATAGGATGTCAGGCAGTGCTGTCTTAGTCAGTGTGTCGTGCTTGCCATCGATGATGCTGATAGACTCCAGAACCGCATTGAACAATGCTCGGTCTTGACACCACTTCTCAGTGTTGGCAAGCAACCATTCTAGGTCTGTCTCTTTGTCTTCAGTGAAGAGGTCAGGCAGTATTGCCACACCTCGTTGATATGTGTCATCGTTGAGACCAGAGTCTTCGTCTTGCAATGAGATGAGGAAACTGTCCATGCTTGGCGGTTTGTTGTATGTCGCAACATACTTAACAAACTGCTTGAACATAGTTTTATTGATAGAATCGCTGAAATATGCGGGTTCCATGAAAGGAACCACTTTACGCATGAATTCATCGTTGGTGAAGAAACTACGCAACACCATCGTTTCCATATCAATATTCAACCTTTTCTCCTGTTTCTACGTCAACATAGACGTTAACATTTCTCTCATGGAAGTCTGTCATAATGGTTTCTATCAAAGCGGCGCAGTGATCAGTGAAGGTTTTCTCCATCTCTTCTGTTACTTCGACACCCCTGATTTCTTCTGGAACAAATATCACTTCCAAATCGTATGAGATGCTTCTACTTTCCTCATTTATACGGAGATTCAAATATTTGATGATGAAATCTTTGAACTCTCCTTCCTTGATTATGGCAACCCACTCCGTCTCATCAGTTGATTCGGGGTCTTGTGCAATAACGTAGTCTTCACCTTCTTTCATTGTTATACCTCTATTATCTTTGCGTCTGCTAATTGGACAAAGTTTATGTATCCCGCATCTTCGCGGGACTTGTATTCTGTGCGTTCAATGGCAAGTAATGGAACCACTTGCCCAACCTTATCGGCATACCAACGCATGCCGTCACCACTGCTCGTAATCAGCAGCGCCTTCATTCTCCTACCAAGTCCATAGCAGATAGGTCTACAAGTTCTCCACCTATCTGGAATGCCTTGCGAGTGAACTCTTTGAAGTCTGTCTCATTGAAGATGGACTCCCAAAACTCTGCGGTCAGTGTGTCCTTCTCTCGCACCTTAGTTCCTATGACATCACCAGTGGTTGTGTCCACCTTTTGATACCAACCGTTACTAGGTTTGACCACATAAGCACCCGCGAGTGCAACATCAAGCAGTCCAGAGTATGGTTCAATACCACCCTCCCATGTTACTGAGATAGGAATCTTGGACTTCTCTTTGACAAACCGAGACTTCTCAACATTAATGATGAAGTCATACCCTTTGATTTCTGTGCCGACCTTCTGTTGTCGACGACCAATAATCCACACATTGTCTGCTGAGTACATGATGCCTGTTCCACCGGACACGATGTCCTTTGGAAAGAGACCAATCTCTTTGTATGTGTGGTTGATGGCAAGCATTGGGATGCTCTTCATTGCAAGGTATGGTGTGACCATACGGAACAGACTCTTGAGTTGCTTGGCGCGAGTCATGTCTGCAACAGACTTCTCATTCATTGTGTCTTCAAGTTCCTTCTTAGATGCAAGGTTACCGATAGAGTCAATGACGATGATGACATCATCTGTCTTATCCATTGCTTCCAACTGTGCGACAACATCAAACTTCAACTCTTCCACATTCATCACAGGCACATGGAGGACACGGTCTGTGTCAATACCGAATGTGTCAAAGTATGCTTGAGGTGAACCAAACTCTGAATCATAGAACAACATCACCGAGTCTTTCTTCTCTCGCATGTATGCTGCTGCCATAAGCAGAGCAAACGATGTCTTAAAGTGTTTGGACTGACCCGCCAAGACTGTAAGTCCTGGTGAGAGTCCACCATCAACATCACCCGACAGGGCAACGTTAATCATTGGGACACCAGTGTCTACAAGTGCAGATGCTGCGTAGACCTTGGATTCACTCAGGATAGCAGACTCTTTAATCTTGCTTGCCTTCATGAGTTTTTGCATTATTGACATACTTCTTTCCTTTCTTTTCTCAATTTCAATACACTATTATAAGGATTTGGGGTGAGATTGCAAGTGCTTTCTCGTTTCATTACTAGTCTTCTTTCACAAATATTCCGTCAACCATCTTGCCCTTGCGGTCTTTGATGTCATCATACGCTACTCGCAAGCATTCGGTGATGCTGATATCATTGCGTTCTGCAATATTGATGAGCACCACCATGATGTCGCCGATATCGTCGCGGATGTCCTGACCCTTGCATACATTGTCGCTTAACTCTCCAACCTCTTGAATGAGTTTGCATACTTGGTCTTTGTCTGTTGCGCCACCAATCAGGTTGCGGTCGTAGTGCCAACTCTTGATGTCATATATGAGTTCATCAATCTCTTTGGGGCATTCAAAATTGTCTATTAGATTATCTACTTCTAAAACTTTCATTTCTTCTTGCGATAATCCGCGCCATGCTGCATCGTGAGCCCATCGCACACCTTTGTCGTATGCTTCTATTTTTATATCATCCAAGCAACGCCTCAACCGTTTGATCTCCGTGTGCGGGCAGTTTGATACCGATGTTTTTGTGTCCTTCATCACTTCTCTCCTATGTGTATGCAACGCACTGAACCTTTCCTTAGAAGGTCAAGTCCACATCCAACATTTCCGTTGAACTGTTCGTTGTAGAATACCCTTGCTATGCCACTGGATATGATTAGTTTGGCACACCTGATACAGGGTGAGTGTGTCACGAACATCCAAGAGTCTTCGCTGCTTGTAGTGCTCCTTGCCAACTTAGCAATTGCATTCTCTTCTGCATGCAACACCGCTGTCTTGGTGCGGAGCACACCGTCCCTCTTCTCTTCACAGACATTTGACATGCCGCTTGGCATCCCGTTGTACCCGACTGATATGATAGCACCAGTTGAAGGGTCAACGACAATTGCACCAACCTTCAACCTCTTAGCAGTAGAGCATTTAGCAAAGTTCTTTGCTGTCTCCATGTAGGCACTACAAACTTCCTTTTTCATCTTCATCATCATTCCCCTAGACCTAGTGATTTTCCTATCGTGGCATCAAGTTCTTTCAATGAGACCAAGTCCTGTTTCTTCTCTAATATGTTTCGCTTCAGGTTGGTATTGAACTTGTCTTGGAACCAGAAGTTGATGGTGTCGCTGGTGTCTATCATCCAACGAAAGATGTTACGCTTACGAATTTTCAAAACAATTCCTTTTCGGTTAGCACTATGAATTCAAGGAGGTTCTTCTCACAGTAAACTTCAGCAGCATTCCACTTCGCCTTGTTTACTTTCCATGTCTTTTGATAGTGGGGTTTGATTTCAACAACCATCACCTTACCTGTGTTGAGGGTGATAGTAAAATCAGGATAGTAGTTGTGGAACTTGTTATCCTTCGGTGAGACATAGGGGATATGTAACTCTTCTGAACACCACTTGACGATGTTAGGGGAGCGGTCACAATACAACATGAACCGCCTCTCCCACATTGACCTGTATGTTATCTTCTTTATGTTGCCGTCATACTTGCCTTTGTTCTTAGGCATGTAGCGACCTCTAATTGCTGTGTTTTTCATCATCAATCTCCTGTGTAACTGTTGCTGTATGCAAACTTCAATGCTCTCTCTGCCTCGGTATGGAGGGGTCTGGACTCATACCAACCACCAGTTTCACCATCAAGTTGTTTACACATCTCAACAATTTGGTTCTGTGTGATAGGATATTTGTTCTTGACTGCGTTACATGCTGTTGCAACCATTATCTTGTACATCAGCGAGTACCAACCAGTGCTACTTATCATCTTGTATTCTGTCGCCATCCTCTTAGGGAAGAAAGGACATTCGTGATAGTTATTCCATGAGACACTAGTGTTGTTCATTTGACCCATACGATGTTCAATGACCTGTTCGCGGATAGCATCAGGGAGTGAGTCAAGGAATGAGTTGCCTGTCTTAACAGTGTATGGGTGTTCTCGCATCAGCGTGTCAACGTTGAGGTCATCGGTTCCACTCTCGTAAATCCAGTTGTCTGCGTTCTCATACTGTGCTGGAATGTAGAACATACGAGACATATCTTTGGTCTGCGCGTCCACCAGTTCGTTTAGGTGCATGTTCAATGCATGCCAGAAACCCTTGACTTCGTCAGCATCAACATTGCGGTTAAGTCTAAACACTGCGCGGAACTTCACTTTCTCAACACTGCAACTCGCAGTGGAGTAGCATAGGTGATAGGTGTCGCCCAAGACTTTCTTCAACATCACCGCAACTTCTTCGCGTGTCATATCAACATCGTCAATATCAACGCATGCCCACTTACCCCAGTGTGTCACACTTCGGTTGGAACGAGTGGTTCCTTTCTCATACTGTGCGGGAGAGATGAGTGGTGCTTTGCTTTTTGTGTTTGGTTCAGTTGACAAAGAGAACAGAAGATCACGGAACTTGTCCCATGTCTCAAACATCATCACCTTGTTGGTTTTATTGTCGTAACGCGAATTAAACATCGTGAAGGCGTACATGTTGCTTGGGGTTTCTCTATTCATACACACTATTATAAGGATTTAGGATGAGATGTCAAGACCTAAGTTTGAATGTGTAGCAATACTTGGGTTTCAATACTACTGGTTCTAAAAGACCCATCTCTAACTTCTCTCTTAGTTTTTTAACAAAGGGTTTATATTCTCCCTTGTACTTGGTTCTTAGAGCCCTTGAGTGATACACCCTTCCTGTATCCAAATCTTTAAATGCCTTGTCTGCTCCGCTCATGCCTGCTAAAGTAAAGTTAGAAGCTTTGTAGATGACTCCCGAATGCCCGTGATTGGGATCGGCATAAGACACTACAACCTTAACCTCTGGGGAGTTTTTCTTTAACCATCGTAGTGTGTACCCTATGACTCTACTCTCGCTGTTTCTCAGGCATTCATCTAATAGGACAAGTCTCCTGAGTTCTAAAACTTCCAACTCAGTATCCCCAAACTTCTTCCATGCCGTAGTAGACATTTGTCCAAAAAGCACAGCGCCTACTTGCCTTTCTTCGTGCGTCACCGTAAAACAGTAGTTAGACTTAACCCCATTGATACTTTTAGAATAGTGATTCTCCTCAATGAATGCAGAAACATCTTTTCTATCGCAGGGGGTAATGCACAACTCCTTTGCCTTTATCATCCAAAGAAATCCTCTAGGGAGACAGTAGGTTCTGGTTGCCAGTTGATAGCAGTCAGGATAGGATTGACAGGATTCATGAATGCTTTCTCAAACATCAGTTTGTGGTCAACATACTTATGTAGGTCAAACTCTTCTGGTAGATAGTCTGGGAATGCTATGACATTTTCCTTGATAGGATTCTTGGGATTGAGGTAGAGAAACTTTATCTTCTCTCCATCTTTGATGGGCGTGTATTTGCGTTCAAGGTCTAATTCCTTCAACAATGCATTGTACAACAATGCGCCACGCACATGGATGGGCGTACCTTTCTTGTAGATGGTGTAGGGGTCTTTCCACTTGCCGATGTCACTGCATCCGCGAGGGAATGCGATGTCTTGTGGAGGGAGCGTGTTGAAGTGACTCTTGAACATTGCAATCGCTTGCTGCGTCTTATCTTCTGTCCCGACAATCAAGATGTTGAACAGTCCCTTGAGAGCGTCACGACACGATGCTGGTGTGGAAGACTTCACCGCCTCAATGCCCATAATCTTTAGTTTGGGTTTGGCGTACTGCACACCCTCACTGTTCAAGACATTGAGGATGTAGCGTTTCTTAGCAGTCCAG